CGCGTAGCCATTAGCGCCTGGTTCTCGCTTTCTCCGCTTCGTCAGCCTGGTACTCCAACACCCGATAGACGGCGTTCAGCACCTCCGGTGGGCACTCGATCAACTGCATCGGGCCGATCCCTGTCCGAACCGCCAAAGCGGCCACCTGAACGGTCAGGGAGTCCCACCCAAAGGGACTTCGTCGCCGTCCTCGTCGCCGACTGCTTCGATGTCAGCCAATTGGTCTAGCCAGGCGTCGAACGGTTTGACGGCCGGCCCGTTGCCGGCCTGGGCTTCCTGCCAGGCGGCCCGATGGGCCAACCACGCGAGGTGTTCGACCCGGATTTCGGCCATCGCCGACCCGATCCCCAGGCCCCAGTGTCGCTCAAATGCGACTATGGCGGCCGGCCCTGCGACCAGGGTTCGCTCGGCGCCGTCGTGGACGACGCGAAGCGTGATCTTCATGCTGTTTTTCATGTTGCCCCTCTGTTCGGGTTAGGACGTTGCGCGGGTGATGGCGCCTGTGACGGGCCAAGTCACGCTCAGGGTGCTGAGGGTGCCGATTTCGGCCGACATGGGCGTGTAGTTGGTGACGACGACGGTGCCGGCGTACGACGGATTGGTGGCGCTGACCGAGGCGCCCGTCGCTTTGAACACGAACGCTGTCGTCGAGCCGACGAGGCCGTTCAGCGTCGCGTCGACCTCGGAGGCCGCATAGTCCTGGTTGAACGTGACGTTTAGGGTCGCGTCGCCGAGGCCGGCGATCCTGGTGCGGACGGTGTCGCCGAATGCCGTGGTTTCGACGTCGTCGTAGTTGATCTCCAACGACGCTGACGTCATGTGGTCTGAGAGGTCCACGCTGTTGATTGTCAAAACAGCCGCAGCGCCCCCGATTAGTTCAGCCATGTTATTAGCCCTCCTCTGGGCGCTTCCCGGCGGTCAGGTGACCGCCGTCGATGAGTTGCTGGGCCTGCTCGTCGTCCATGTCGGACGAGAACGTCGACCCTGGTTCGTGGCCGTCAACCGCATGGTTTCCGACCACTGTGTATTCGTGCTTCTTTTTTGGCATTACGCGTAGACCTCCACTTGAAAATTCGCTCCGATGTAGTCGGTTTCGTTGGCGGTTAGTAGCCCGTAGTTCGTCATCTGCGACACCTGACAGGTGCTACAGGCGCCTCCCAGGGTGACGTCCCCCTCGATGAGGGCACGCACCGACCCGGAGCCTGAGATCAGCCCATCGAGCAGCGCCTGGTTCGACGCGGTGTCGAACCGCTGCGCGATGACGGTCACCTGGAACGTCAACAGCTCCAGTCCGTTACCGAACGCCTGATGGTAGGTCGCTGTTTCCAGGTCGATGACGGCGCACGGCGGCGACACCGTGTCCGGCATCGTGGCCGCTACCTGAACGAACGTCGAGCTGGTCGCCAGGCGGGTTTTCAACCCTGACCGGATCGCCGCTATGTCGGCCATTAGGCGATCCCAGGGCGCCGGTAATCCATCAGCAGGTGGGCGATGTCCGGGTCCGACCGCGAAATGCGAACCGGGCCGAAATCGCCCACCCCTATGACCCCCATGGGACTGGCGCGGCGCCCATAGAGGCGACTGGAATACATGAGTGCCGATTGTTTGACGGCGTCGGGTACCGACGGCCACCCCCAGTTCGCGGTGACTTCCAGCGAAGCGAGGCCGTCGCCGTACACCGGGAACAGGTAATCCCCCACCGCCCGCAGGTTGAACACGGCACGACCCTTGGCGAGATTGTTCAACGGTTCGACCTGGTAGTCGCTCGACGTCCACGTTTGGTCATAACTGCCGTCGCCTGAGGTGTCCGTTTTGACCAGCAGGCCCGTCAGGGTGCTGACATCGTCGACCACGGCGACGTAAGGCTGCGCGCGGTAGGTGCGAGCCGACGTCGACCCGGCGGCGGTGAACACCCGCCCACACAGGTCGTCGATGGCCTGCTCGGCGGCGTCGATAGCCAGGTTCAGGAAATCGTCGTCGGTCGACCCGGTGATCCCCAGCGCCGACTTCAACTCGGACAGGGCGACGTAATTGCCCACCGGTTACTTCTTCGCTGCTGGCTTCTTGGCCGGGGCCTTCGCTGCCGGCTTCGCTGCCGGCTTCGCGGCGGGCTTCGGTTCGGGCTTGTGGATGCGGGCCGGGGCCTGCTTCTCCCAAAGTGTCGGCATGGTTCCCTTTCGTAGTTGTGGGTTCCCCCTGGGCGGCCGCGTGGTGGACACGACCGCCCAGGGGGTAGCCCTGCTCGCCCTAGAGGGGCTAGGGGTGAGCGCTGGTGGGAGGGCCTAGAAGGTCGGCGTGACCAGGCCGGTACCCATCACCTGGCTGATCGCTGCCGGGGCGCGCCCAAACACCGCCGCCGCATACTGAAACGCCACAATTTTAACGGTCAGCTGGCCGCCGAGCGTCTGGTCCATGCGGACCATGCTCGGCGCCCCTGCGGACTCGAACAGCAGCATGTCCTCGCGGCGAACAACGAAGATCGAATCCTCGTTCGATCCGGCCCCGGTGTCCGTCTTGATGTTCGCGTCCACCACGACGGGTATGCCGGCGATCTGGAGGCCGGTCAGACCGTAACCGGCTGCCGGGCCGACACCCATCGTGTTCTGCGGCACGTTCGCCACAGGCAACACCAACGGGCGGTCGTTGCCATCGACAGCTGCCTGCATCCAGGCGGCGCGTCTCGGGTGCATGATGATCAGGTTCGGGCCGGCGTAGCGCCCGCTGTTGATCTGCTGGATTGCGTCCAGGATCTTCGGGTAGAGCAACGCCACCGTCGGCGAACCCGATGTGAATACGACATCGTTCTTGCCGGTGATGTTGTTCAGGCCGAGCAGGGCACCGGAGGTGCCGTCGCCGTACAGGCAGCCGAGGTCGAGCGCCGTCGCGATGGCACCCGACAGATCGGCCATGATGATCGCGTCGACTCCGGTGCCCCGGTCCAGGGCCTGGCGGCTCACATCCTGCTGGCCGGCAATCGTGCGGATGTCGACCGTGAGCAGCGTATCGTCCAAATCTTGCTCGGATATGGCGCTGTTCTCGGTGGCCTGGACGGCTGCCGTCGAACCGGTTGTAACGCGGCTGATGTTGATGCTCATCCCGTCCGATGGGAGCGGCAGCTGCGTGCACAGGTTGGCGAACGGCCGCCCTGCGCGTGCCAGCTCCTCGGCGAGAGCCGTCAGGTACTGCGGTACCACAAGCCCCGCGAACGAAGCGGTGCTGGAGTCGCGGTACTCGACGTCCATCTCGGACGAGTGACGGGCGATGCGCCCTTGGGCTGACACGTCGTGGTGGAACTGCGACGCGTACAGGTCGCGGAAAAACGACGTCTTGGACCGTTCGGTGTACGTCAGCGGCTCTTCGCCGACGCGAACCTCGGTCGCCTTCTCTGCGTCGTCCTGCGTTGGGGTGATCGCGGCGCGCATAGTGGCCGCCTCCGCGTTGGCGAGTTGGATGTCGCGCAGCTCGGTGATGCGGGTATCGAGTTTGTCGGCGCGAGCGTGGAGGTCTTTCAAATTGGCCTCTTCGCTGTCGGACAGGTCGCGGGTTTCTTCGGCGGCGAGATCGCAGACGGCGGCCATAGCGGTGCCGATTTCTGCGCGTTCGTCGACCAGCTGGTCGAGCAACTTCATAGGACTACTCCTGGTGGGTCGTGGGTCGTGGTACCGGGTGTTCCCAGGTGCCGGCACGACCGGCGGCGCAGGAGCGGCGCAGTACGGGGATTATCGCATACGGGTGTGACAGTGGGAAGGATGGTCGTTGTCTAAATGCTTGACGGGCGCTGGGCGGTCGTCTACAATCTTGACATGGCAGAACGACTGACACGACACGAAAACGGAACGACGACATTTCGGCTCCCACAGCCGGAAGCCGACTTTCTTGGCAAGGTGCTAAACGACTCCGGCGTTTTCGCTGACGGTTTCCTCCCGGCGATCGACGATTTCGGCGATTTCACGCTCGACACCGAAACCGTCTGTCGTCTGGAAGTCGTCGTCGACATGGCGCTCGACCTGCACGGCACGGCGACAGCCGAGTCGATCTGCGAGGATGTGCTGCCCTGGTACTGCACACACGGTGCGTGATGGACCCGGCTGCGGAACTCGTAGAAGCGCGGCGGGCCGTCGAACACGCCGACCGGGAACTCGTCCAGGCGATCATGGACGCGAGGGGCGGCGGGATGTCACTGCGGGCCATCGCCGACGCGGCCGGCGTCAGCCACGAAACGGTTCGGCAGATTCTCAGAGGGTGAGTAGGCGGGCGCGCCAGACGGCGAGTTTCGGCGCGGACGTTTCGTCGTCCGGGTCGAACTCCTGCCGGACGCTGAGTACGCGGGCGTCGTCGTAGGCCGGAACCTCTGAAATCAAACCAACGTGGTGCAGTTTGACTTCGTCGCGTTGGACGAGCGGGCGGCCGTCGCCGGTTTCGCGCCGCGTATCCCGCACCGGGACGAACCCGACGCTGAAGCTGTGCATGACGCCGTCCCTAGCCAGCTGCAGGGCTTCGTTTCCCCGGCCCGTGTTGCTCATCAGGAACTCGGCGTACAGGCCCTGCGTGGTTTCCTCCAGCCGGGTAGCCCTGCCGAGCGGCATAGCGTCGCGGCGGTGCGCTTCCAGCAGCGGGATACGGTCACCGCGCTCCTGGATGCTCTTAGCGAACGCGCCAGGGGCGAACCGTTCGACGT